TCACGATAAAGCACTCCGCATGCAGGCTTGGTTTAAAAGGCATTTACCTGATTTTCAAGGTGAGGCTGCTAAGAAGTTTTTAAGTGGCGAAAGCGACCGCATGAGTCCTGGACTCGTGGCGTGGCTTTTGTGGGGTGGTTCTTTAGATAGTGATAATAGATTGGCTGCTATGAAGTGGGCAGAGCGTCAGGTTGCTCAACACGATGATGAAAGGTCAAACTCTAGGCCACAGCCAGCTGACCAGGCGGTTGGTATTATAAAACGCATGAGCGAAAACAAGGAAAGCCGCTATTTTGAACTTCGAGCTGAAACCGAGGTTAACAGCGATAATAATGAATTAGTTTTTAGTGGTTATGCATCTGTATTTAATTCTCCATATTCAGTTGCTGATTCTCGCGGGGTTTACAATGAAATCGTAAATCGTGGAGCTTTTACAAAAACACTCAATGAAAAAGATGACGTCAAGTTTTTAATTAATCATGACGGCATTCCTTTAGCACGTACAAAATCAGGAACCCTGGAATTAAGAGAAGATGATAAAGGTCTTTTTGTTAAAGCCAAATTAGACGATTCAAACCCTAGGGTTGCTGAGATTGCATCTGCGTTAAAAAGAGGAGATCTTTCAGAGATGAGTTTTGGTTTTCATGCTATTAAGGATGAATTTGATGAAAACAGCGAAGTCAGAACACTTCAGGAACTTCGACTTCTCGATGTATCAGTTGTTACTTGGCCAGCAAACCCAGCAACGCTTGCGAGTATTCGCGGTGTTGACCTGGGGGAACTTCAAAACGTTTTAACTGAAGTTAGAAATGATGAAGAGCCATCTGAGGACCAAGTTAACAAAATAAAAGAAGTAATAACTCAGTTATCTGATTTATTACCGAAGCCAAAAGTTACAAAGTCATACGTAAGGGCTGCGAAGATTGACCTTGAGCTTTGGGATATGCAGAGCCGTTCTTAAAAGCCGAATAATCACTTTTCCGAACACTCACACTTATTAAAAATATTATTTCAATAGGAGAAAAAATTGAAAATAAAAGAAATGTTAGAAAAAAGAGAAGGACTCATATCTCAAGTTAAAGACTTAACTAAACTTGCTGAAAAGGAAGATAGAGACTTTAGCGATGATGAGACTTCAAACTACGAAAACCTAAAAAGCGAAATCTCAGAACTTGGTGACAGAATATCTGAAGCTGAGGAAATTAGAAAAGCTGAAAAAGAAATTGAGGAAAGTAGACAAAGACTAGGCGTTATTGAGGAACAACTCGAGCCTACTGTTGAAGCTATTTCAGAGCCGGGTGTTTATTATGAGCGTTCCGGTAACTCATTCCTAGCCGATGCTTTTAATTCTAAATTAGGAGATGCTGAAGCATCTGATAGAATTTTTAGACACCAAAAGGGATCCGAGGAAAAAAGAGACGTTGGAACTGGTGCTTTCACTGGTTTGGTCGTCCCTCAGTATCTTACTGACTTAGTTGCTGAAAAAGCACGAGCTGGAGCACCTGTATACAATGCTTTGAATAAAGCAGCCTTACCTGATAAAGGTATGAAGGTTGAACTTTCAAGGATTACAACTGGTTCAACAACTGCTGAACAAGCAAGTCAAAACGCAGCGGTATCTGAAACCAATATGGATGACACTTTACTTACTGTAAATGTTGACACCATTGCTGGTCAACAGGATATTTCGAGACAAGCGATTGAAAGAGGCACGGACCTCGAGGGAATAGTGTTTTCTGATTTAATCGCCGATTACTATACAAAACTTGATAATTTACTTATCAACGGTTCAGGAAGTTCCGGGCAACCACTCGGGATAAAATCTGTCACTGGAATAAATACCGTGGCATATACGGACGCAAGTCCAACCGTTGGCGAGTTTTATCCAAAACTAATAGATGGTATCCAAAAAATCAATAGCAACAGGTTTGCTGCTGCTACTGCGATTATTATGCATCCACGTAGATGGGGTTTCCTATCTGCTGGTGTTGATGGCAACTCAAGACCATTAGTCTTGCCTGCTGGAAATAATCCGGATAACGCATACGGTGTTGGAGAAGCTGCTAAGTATGGACAAGTAGTCGGACAGATTGCAGGTTTACCTGTAATAAGCGACGCCAACATTCAAACAGATGCAGGTTCAGGCAATAATGAGGACATTGTTCTTATTGTTAAGTCTGACGACCATATTCTTTTTGAAGAGGCTGGTAGTCCATTTAGACTCAGATTCGACGATGTCGGGTCCGGTTCTTTAACAACCAAGTTAGTTGTTTATGGATATGTTGCTTTTGCATCAGGTAGGTACCCAGCGGGTACAACCATGGTAAATGGTACCGGATTGGTAGCACCGTCCTTTTAATGGATTTTAATGTTGAGCGGAGCAATCCGCTCAACATTATCAAAGGAGAATATTATGGCGAAAAATAAACTTTCTAAGGCGATGATTGAGGCTTTAAAAGAGGAGCTCAAAGGTTATAAACTTTATAAAAAAACTAAAAGAGCAGCAGCTGTTGAAAAAATATTAAAGGATGCAGGAGTCCCGGAGTCAACATCAGCAAAACCAAAAAAAGAAACAACATCAAAAAAGAAACCAGCCGCTAAAGCAAAACCTAAAAAGTAAATAATGGCGATAACAAATGGGTATTGCACCCTGGCTGAAATTAAAGCATTTGTAAATATTACAGATGCTATAAATGATAACGAGCTAGAGGATGCGGTTAATTCTGCAAGCAGACAAATTGATGGCTTTACTGGTCGTAAATTTTACGCTGATGGTTCAACTTCAGCAAAACTATACAGAACAAGGAATCCGTACCATGTGACTGTTGATGATATTTCAACTTCTACCGGACTTGTTGTTAAGTATGACGATAATGAGGATGGAACTTTCGACACAACTGTTGCAGCATCAGATTTTGCATTACTTCCTCTCAATGGAGAAGCATTTGGTATTGCCGGGCTTGGTTTTACATCAATTGAGTTATTTACCGATGGATCTAATGAATTTCCAACGACTCAAACTAATAACAGACCATTAATTCAAATTACAGCAAAGTGGGGATTTTCCGCTGTGCCTGAGCCAGTGCGCCAGGCATGTTTAATGTTAAGCAGTGAGAATTTCGCAATGAGAAACACTCCCCTTGGTATTGCTGGCGTTGGTGAGTTTGGTGTTTTGGCTGTACGTCAAAATAGACAAATCACACGAATGCTAGACCCATATCGACGTGGAGACTCCATCGGGATTGCCTGATGTCATCTTTCTCATCTGTTAGAACTGCTTTAAAAACAACTATTACTAATAACGTGAGCGGGATTCGTGTTTATGACACAATCGATGACATGATTAATGTACCAGCTGCTGTTTTAATTCCAACCTCTATAAATTTTACTGAGGCAATGGCCCGGGGTACAGACCGTTATGAGTTTGATTTAATAGTCGTAGTTTCAAGAGCGGATTCTAGGTCAGGTCAAAATGAACTTGACGGTTATATTAACGGTTCAGGCTCGAATTCGATTCGGCAAGCTGTATTTGAGAATGCAACTCTAGGCCAATCAGACACCTCAGCGGTCGTCACTACAATGAGTGACTATGGAGCAACTTATGCAGTTAATGGCGTTGAGTCAATTGGCGCAAGGCTTTCAGTTACTGTTTACACGAAGGGGTCAAGTTGAAGTATAAAATTGTTGGTAATAAAAGAATCAATAATAAAGAACCAGGAGAGGTCATTGAACTTAAAGACCCATTTCTTGCACAATCTTTAATTGATGGTGGTCATCTTGAAAAAGTAAAGGGATCCGTTAAAAAAAAGGGTAAAAATGCCGAAGGGTAGAAAATATAAAAGCGGTAAAAAATACGGCATGGGTTCAAAATCTAAAGGTCGTAAATAAAACATGGCTAATTTTGTATTAACAGATGGCCGCTTATTTCTTGGTGGTTATGATTTATCAAGTCACACGCAGTCTATGACCCTGGATTTAACAAGTGATGACGTTGACGTTACTCCTATAAACTCCGGAGGTTTTAGGTCAAAAATTGCAGGACTAGCCGATGCTAGCTTAAGTGCGAATGGTTTTTTTGAGGCTGGAGATAATAAGCCTGACGCTTTGCTTGGAGTTTCAGTTGGCTCTGAAATAATTGGAACCGTATCCCCTACTTCATCTGCTGGTGATATTGCATATTTTTTAAAGTCTAGACAATTTTCTTATAATATTGGTGGAGCTATCGGTGATGTTATGCCCTTTTCTATTAGTAATTCTAATAGTTCGGACCGTGCGGTTCGTGGGACTATCATGGTCGATGATTCTGCAAATTTAACAGCAAGCGGTAATTCAACCGGGAGACAGCTTGGAGCGGTTTCAGCTGCAAAATCTGTATATGTTGCTGCTCACGTAGTTTCTGTATCAGGCACTTCGACTCCGACTTTGACGGTAAAAGTACAAAGCGATGATAATGCATCTTTTACTTCTGCAACAGATAGAATAACTCTTACTAATTTTACAGCCGCAGGAGCTCAATATTCAAAATTAGCAGGTGCTGTAACAGATGATTACTGGAGAATAAATTACACTTTATCAGGCACTAGCCCGTCTTTTAAATGTTTTATTACAGTAGGTATAGTTTAATTTTTAAATAGGTTTTAGTCGGGCAACCGATTAAAAAATGGACTCCTTGTTGTTAACCCTATAAGGACCCGGTACCTCTAGCCTTGTCGCGTCACAGCACGGGTACCGGGATTGTCCACTCTAGGCCATAACTGTTTAGATCCACATTCTTTAAACTATCATTTGGTCATATGGCTAATGGATTTAAAGTATTTTCAGTATCTGAGGTTTTAACTGCTGCGGATGTAAACGATTATTTAATGGAGCAAAGCATAGGCATCTTTGCTAATTCAACGGCCCGTGACGCTCAGATTACAAGTCCTATTGAAGGTCAGTTTGCCTACTTGGCCGATTCAAATACACTTTTCTACTATACCGGCGCAGCCTGGGCATCCTATATTGGAGATGGCGACATAACAGGCGTAACAATTACAACCGCCGGAACTTCAGGACTTGGCGGAGGGGCCACGGCATCGTCTGGTGCTTTCAGCTCAACCTTAACAATTGCACCAAACTCGGCAACCTCTGCAACTGTTGCATCTGGTGACATCGTTTTAATTGGTGACGCTAGTGATTCAAATAATTTAAAAAAGACAACCGCCGGGGATATAGCGGGCCTTGCACCAGCAGGAGTTTCCCTAGGTTTAGTAATCGCTTTAACTTAAGAAAGGATAATTTATGGCTGACACATTGCACAGTGCGACTGGCGTTTTAGCAACTAGTACTGGGGATGTAATTGATGCGGTTCCGTCATCGACTACTGAGACCAGCATTGGGATTTTAATTGCTAATGTATCAGGAAGCAGCGCAGATGTTACTGTTGATTTAAGTGTTGTAAAATCAGGAGGGACTCTTAGGCACGTTTTAAATAACGTTAGTTTACCTTTTGGTACAACAATTCAAATTGACACTAAAATTGTTTTAGAAACCGGCGATAAAATGCAGGGGCTTTGCTCAGCAGCGTCAAGCGCTGAGTATGCAGTTTCATTCTTACGTCAAACTTAAAGGGATCTAATGTCATTCATTGGCTCTCAAGTTAACAATGTAGTTAAAAATTCAGGTTTATATACACCTAGTGAAATACTGCAATTAGAAAAAGATGGTAGTTGGGGTGGCTCATTAGAACTTATAGAAGAACAAACTGTATCTAGTGTTAGTTCAGTCAATTTTACTTCTATTAAAGAAGCAAAATATGATGTACATCTTTTACAATTTTCTAATATATTTGCTAGTGCTAATAGTGACTTCCCTGTTTTAAGATTTTCTAATGATAGTGGTAGTAGTTATGAAACTTCTAATTATCAATATGCTATGCAAATTAATACTTCACACGGTTTTTTCGGAGAAGGAAAAAGTACTTCTGCTAATGCAATTTATAATATATTAGGTAGAGGTGGTAGTACTGCAATATATAAAAATAACAGTTATGTTTATTTATATAATCTAGGTAGTTCATCTAAGTATAGTTTTGCTACAACACATTCAGCTGGAACTGATGACGCAGGAAACTTTATTAATTTTTTTGGTGGTGGTGTTTATACACAAGCTGAAACAATAAATGCAATACAATTTTTATACACAGGTGGTGCAAACATTACAGGCAACATAAAACTTTTTGGAGTAAAAGAAATATGAGTAACCTAAGATTAATTAATGAAACTATTATTTCTAATGGAACTTCTTCTTCAATAACAAATGATTTATTCAATGCAGATTTTGATATTTATAATCTACAAATAAAAAGAACTTTAGCTAGTGCAACAGGTGGTATGTCTTTAAGACTTGTTAACAGTACTGGCTCAATTATCCCACAACTTTTTGATTTTGCTTATTTAGGTATGAATTCACACACTACTTTTCACGAGGGCAGAGGACAAAACAATAGTTTTTTTCAATATTTAGATTGGGCTAGTGGTACTGTTGCAGACCAATCAAGTATAAATTTATATGTATTTAATCCATTTTCAAGTAGTTCTTATACATTTTTTATGAACCAAACTATGTCAACTTATGCACCTGCAGGACTTGCAACTAATGGTTTTAAAGGAATAGCAGTTGCTAAAAATACAAGCTCTGCAACAGGAATACAGTTACAACCAAGTCAAGGTGGAACTTTTGGATTAGAAATTAGAACTTATGGATTGAGAGTGGATAGCTAATGGGATTAGTACAAGTAGATACATTTACA